AACGAAAGTACGACCCTGTTCTTACAGTCTGCCCTCAATTCTGCCGGTACGGGTAGAAACCTCATCACCAAGAACATGGCGAGAGACTCATTCACTATCAAGTCCGAAGTATCACTTTGGATTACCACCTACCCTCCAAAGGGTATCAAAGAGCATGTACTGGACAAAGGTATTTTCCAGCGTGTCCTGACATATTGGCGACACTGGACGCTTGAAATGAAGCGTGAAATCAACCATGCTCTTGCAGAGGATGTCTACAGTGAGCCTAAGTTTGAGGTGCCGTTTGAAGAGGTGACTGGCTTTTTCAAAGATATACAGAAGAGCCTTAAGCGTAGAGTATTGGACTTGAGCGACATCCCTCCAATGGAGTGGGAGGAAATGCACACTGATGACCAAGAAAGAGTTGTCATGGGTCTTATGCGCCAAATGTTCCGACCCGACGAGGCGTACATTCCTGCTCTCATGTCTGCTATTGACGAGTATTACAGTATCGTTGAAGTAATGAGTCCCGATAAACAGGGTATCTGTTCATCATTTATCATGGGACTACAGAACTACACGAACATTCTCGCTCATCACTTTGCTATGATTGAAGGAACTTGGGTTGTCAGGGGCGACCATGTTGACATGGCTAAGGAGATTCTCTTTGACCTCTATCGGAACCTCATCCAGTGGCTTGAGTCCGAAGTCAACATTGGTGCAGGTGCATCTGAGAAGAACAAAATGCAAGGTCACTGGAAAAGTGCTTACAAGCAAGCAGAACTGTTTGACTTTGATGACCATCGTGGTCACGGTTGGGTAAAGAAGAAGGAACTGATGTCTAACTTCGGAAGACTGGCCAACTACAACAGTCCCGCCACTGTCAATACTAAGTACAATACTTACGGCACAGAGATGTTCAGCGACACAAGAGAAGGTGTCCGTGTATTTGTGCGACTTAACGATGAGCACCGAAAAGGTGGTAAATCATGAGTAAGTCTTTTTGGTATACCGAATGTGTTATTTGTAAGTGCGAGTTAGGTAAAGATATTGGGGGATATGTACTCGGTACACATCTTAAAAAAATGGTCGGACTATGCGACGGTTGTAAATTTACTATGGAGGCGTTCATCAAATGAAAAAAATGCTGGCTCTTGATATTGAAACTGCGAACTTTTCTCACGAGATAGGTGGCTGGGGCTCCAGTCACTTGTTTGAACCCACTGTCGTGGCGACATGGGACGGCGAAAAGGGCGTAGTCTACGCTAACGAAAAGGTGTCAAAGTACCTACCCGAAGGGACAGAGGTCAAGCCTCTACACCCCAAGACGATAGGTGAAGACTTGGCTAAGCATGTCTCAGAGGGAGGCATGGTCCTCGGTCACAACTTGAAGCAGTTTGACCTCCCCATCATCAGGGACGCACTTGATTGCTGGACAGCAGGTGACATCATGGCTAAGTCCGAAGAGCAAGTCTTTGATACATCTGCTCTGTTGAAGAGTATCACGGGACACGCTGTCCCATTATCTGATGCATGTCTGCATACACTCAAGAAAGGCAAACTGATGAACAGCCACGATGCTCCTGTTGAATGGAGAAAGGGCAATTATGACAAAGTGGCGGAATACTGCCTCAAAGATTCTCAACTGGTATACGAACTATGGGAACATGGTTTGAATGAAGGTTTCGTGAAGGCTCGGTGTCGCAAGACAGGTGAAGTCAAGGAATACGAAGTAGACTGGTGAGAGGAGAGATAAACATGAACGAAAACGAAGGAAATACAAGCGCAGTCGTCCACAATATACGGGCGGCGAAGAGAGCAGTGAACACGGTCAAGACTACACTTGGACCAATGGGCATGGACAAGATGATGGTAGACGGTGGTGGTAATGTTATCGTGACCAACGATGGTGCTACTATCTTACAACAACTTGACATCACTCACCCTGCGGCAAAGATGGTCGTAGAAGCGGCGAACACTCAAGAGAACATGTGCTATGACGGTACGACCAGTACGGTTGTTCTTGCTGGTGAACTATTGGGTAACAGCGAACTCCTATTCAGCAAGGGTCTACACGCTAACATTATCTGCCGTGGATATAGAAAGGGCTCTCGTTGGGCAACCGAACATATTGAACAACAATTGGCCTTTTCTGCAAAGAAGCACCTTGCTATGGTAGCCAAGACATCAATTACAGGCAAAGCGTTGGAATCCAGCGTTGAGCATGTAAGTGAACTATGCGTTGAGGCTGTCAAGACTGCTGGTGGCGAGTACGAACGCATCCGTGTTCTGTGTCAGCCCGGTGGTAGTTTAGACGATTCGTCCTGCTTCTCCGGCGTGGTGTTGCATAAGGAGTTCATACTCCCTGCTATGCCTCTCGTACCGACAGGTAAGGCTCTAATCATCAATACTGGACTCAGTGACATCAAAGACGAAGGTAACATCCAACTCAGCCTATCCTCGGCCAGTGAGTACCAACAGTACAAGCGACAATCAGGTCGTGAACAGTGGGTGGAGAAGGCTCAGACTATCATTGACCTACTCCCCAAAGGTGGAGTCGTCTTTTGCCGAGACACCGTACACGAAGTGGTAGCGGCTACACTGGCGAAGTCTAACATTTCACTGGTTCACCGTATACCTGAGAGTGATATGACCGCTCTGTCTAAACTTCTCGGAACCGCAATTGCTCATAGCACTGACGATTTGATAGAAGCAGTAGACTGTGATGTTGAATGCAAGCAAATAGGTGACATGAAGTATGTTGTCGTCAAGGGAGAAGGTGAAGTGACTACTCTTATCCTGCGTGGTGCTACCAAGCAGACTCTTGATGAGACTGAGCGTGGATTTGAAGACGCTCTCGGTGGCGGCCGTATCGCTTACAACACCGGTAAGGTCGTTGCAGGCGGAGGCTCTTCGTATCTCAATGCGGCACTGCATATACGCTCAAGAGCGGCAGAAGCAGGTGGCCGAGAACAGATGGCCATTGAAGCATTCGCAGATGCACTGGAGTCCATACCTGCTACCATTGCAGAGAACGCCGGTCGTGACCCACTGGACACCATCCTCACGCTCAGGAACGAGCACAAGTCGGGTAACACTGACGCTGGCCCTGATATTGAAAATGGAGGAGCCTGCTCTATGTTAGAGCAGTCTGTCTACGAGCCTGTTGATTTAGTCAAGCAGGCTATTCAGTCGGCAAGTGAAGTAACCATCAGCATTCTACGCATTGATGACATCATTGGAAAGCGAGAGTAAGTCCAACTTGGGTGTATGGTGTAACGGATAGCATTCCGACCTTCTAAGTCGGAGATGGGGGTTCAATTCCTCCTACGCCCGCTTGCTTTTCTTCAAAAGATAACGAGAAAACCGACCGCCGGTTTGTTTCGCTACAGGTTTAGCCTTGCGCTTGCGCTCGCCTTTGAAGCCAAGTTGTCCGTGAAAGCGTATGTAACCGCACGAAGGGCATTGGTGAATAACGGCCTTCTCGCCGCTGATGTAGTTACCTACAATACAGAGAGGCAGAGCCTTGAGATTACAATTCTCGCACTTCTGCTTGAGAAGGTCTACGAAGCCACCCATCAACTCACCGTATGCAAGTCTAACTTATGCCAGTTTGCGCCATCGTAAATGAACTTGGCGTACTGGTTGACGGCGACATCTACATTGATTTTGGTACTCGTACTGTGACCGCCACTCGTTGAATCAAAGTGTAGGGTATTAGACCCAGCCTTGTGGTAGATTTCAACGACATGCCCTACCCCGAATGCACCAGTAGGGTTGATGGTTCTGTTGTTGTCCGTAGTGACAATCCATATATTGGCTTGGTCAAAGGTGAAGGTGACATTCCCCGAAGTAGTGACTGTCTCAAGACGATTCGGACCAAGCACATAGGTACTTGTTACAGGCGTACTGTTGAGATTCTTCGGTATTGAGGCGTAGATTGCGCCGTGCTTGTTACCCGCCACATCTACTCTGTGAGTCTGCCATATGGCTCCGAAGGTACTACCACTAAGGTCGCCGTCTTCGGGACTGGAGAAAAACCCGTCCAAGTCAGTGACAGCGTTGGCGGTGTCTACATTGCCGATTGACCCTTTGGTCATGGGTGTCAGGTACAGTGGAGACGAACGAATGTAAGTCCTCCTGTCATGCACCGTAGGCGTAGTGTTGAGTGAAGCAGTGACGCTACCTGCGCCACCTGTCATGGAATATCTTATCACGCCAAGTATAGAGTGATGATGATTACCGTCAGTGTTGCCGCTGATGCTGGGAGTTGAAAGAAAACGGTTGGGAATCAGAGGCGTACCACTACTGGGTGCGGCTGGTGTTCCCATTTCGTACATCAAGTGCGCTTCCGGCGTGTTTCTACCTACAAGGAAGACAACTACGAATACATCACTGGTTGAGCCCGGTACGCTGGGGAGGTCTCCGCTATGGTTCGCACCTCCTCCTGTTGTCCCTACGGTAAAGGTCTCACTTGACCCCTGTCCGCCTGCAAACTTGTACATTGTTCCGTCAAGTACACAGTTTCCACCGTATACCTTGACTTCCCCTTTACTGCTACCGATTTCAATGTAGCCGGGAGTGTTGGGTACTATACTGTTCCTTAATGAGTCTCCACGAGCCCCGTCTCCGAGCCTCATGATACCATTACCGTGTAGTCCTTCGTAGATGTTAGTCAAACTGGGGCTGGTTAATCCATCCCCGTCTCTTAGACCTTGTGCGTTTGCACCAAAGCCACTTCCGCTCATGTGTCCTGCTTTTGGATTCGTCATACTGTCACCTCAATGATTGCCGAGAAATGGAGTTCGTTGTTGCTGGTCTTCTGCACTGAGTTGTAAGTGTATCGCATAAAGTCAGTAGTGTCAGTGGAATCGCTGGGATTTTTGTACCTAATAACAACCTCTCTCAGTGGACGGGTGAAGGTAGTATCTAAAGCAAGTTTCGCTTCAACAAAGAGCGTATTGTCATCTACCACCCTGACGGTTGGGGTAACGACAACGGCAGGGCTACTGATGCCTCCGTCTTCCTGAGTCGCTACAGTACCGTCAAAACCAAACACTACTTCGTTAATACGACCTTTCAGTGTGTCAATCAAAAATCTTGTTCCTTCGTTTAATAGCGGCATATCATCCTCTCCTGTTCCCTAAGAAATAACTGTGTACTGAGCCAATCTTGAGATGGGAATTCAATTCTTCTGCGAAACTTGCAGATGAAAGTACGAACAACTCTTCGTCGTCGTCCACTTTGTGTACACTGGCTGACTTGATAACAACGGTAGTTGATGCTACGGAAGCAAGGTGGATGTGCCCTAACTTGTTACCGTTTGCAGTATACACTGCTTGGTTGTCTGTACCAAATGCACTTGTAGCGTTGGTCCCATCCACTGTAAATGAGGTTGTGCCGAAGCCTGTTCCAGCGGTGATAGTATATCCACCTCCGTTGTTGATGAGAACACCTGTACTCTGTAACTGCTTGGTGCCGTTGATGGTGTTCCTACGATTGAGGCCAATTGTGTAACCTACACCTCTATTCATGTCCACTCGCTCTGATAGTTTCCAAGTGACCTTGACCTTGAAGCCAAAGGATGTACTGAACTCTTCTACAGAGAACTGTCTGTTACGCTCTTCGTTAGCGTCGGAACTACCTGCTACATCTATTTCTTGGAAGCGTTGCAGTACATCTTCCAGTGTCACATCTACCGAGTTGACATGCAGTTCGGTGGTTTTCTCGTTAAGATTGAGTTTACTACCCAGCACGACATACCGTTCGTTGTCACTGCGAGTCTGATAGGACACCATGTCACCGGGGTGCATGTGACTGGCCGATGCTACATTCACTAACCTGCGACTGCCTGTGGCGTTCTTCGCCATCTTGAGCATACGCTGACCGATGACCTTTGCACTGGCTTTAGTAATGGCCGTAGGTGCATGTATTCCACCGGGAACTTCATTGATACCGTCTTGCTGTCTGCCGAAATCGTCTACTTGAACGACATTTTCTTTATTGTTAGCGATTCTTTTTCCTCTAACAACGACACGATTCGGCGTATTCTCGTTTTTATCTTCAATTGACCCGCCCAACACTCTGTTCTCACCGACAAAGTATTCACGCTCAATGTGATTCTGAGGGAAATAGCAGACATTTCCAAATCGGTCAGACTTGGGACTGTACCCATCATGCTTTGACAAGTACCTTAGAGCACTGTAGGCGTCTACGCCTAAGAAGTCTTGAGCCAAGAATGTGAGACTGGGCGTACGAGCCCGCACACCGTTGATACTACTTGTGTTTGCCTTTGCGATACGGTGAGCCAAATCAGAAGTCCGCAAACCCACGCCAACTTTCTGAGCAAAATGGATGGTTTTATTGGTGAAGCCCATGGAGTGCAAACTACGACCTTTGAGGTTCTCCAATCTAAATCTCGTGCCTTTGGTAGCATCTTGAATCTGTGATACAACGAGGGCTTGGTCATTGTCCTCTGCACCGACAGCCAGTGCGGGTAATGTGCTCGCAGTGGTCATCTTATCGCCGTCAAGGAACAGCGCACCTTCGTATCTTACATTCTCTGTCGGGTTGTGAAGCAAACGGATGGTATCTTCCTCTTCAATTAACTTGTAACGCTTCTCTGTGGTCGGCATGAAGTCCGATTGCGTAGGAGCGTTGACGACAAAGCCAGCAGAAGTTTTGGTGTACTCACCGTGTCGTACGGCGTTGTCAACAAACCGTGGCTTGCGAATGACCTTCATGACAGAATCTTGGTCTGCGTTGAATCGGCCAGTGATGGTGTTTTTACCCAGCGTCATCATTCTTTACCTCCTTGAATCCTCACAAGTTGCTGTGGGGGTACCGGAGCAGAATCAAGGAACGATATTACGGGTGACATGGGTTCAATTGGTAGTTGATTACCCCTAACTCCAAAAACAACGGGTTCGCTCTGTTGGTATTCTTGGCCATTGTAGCGTAAGCCGCCATATCGGTGCTTTCTTGAGTAATA